TACTGCTGCTACAACATTAAATTTTGTAGGTTCTGGTGTTGTTGCATCAGGAACTGGAGCGACTAAAACAATAACGATTGCTGGTTACACTAATAGTGATGTTGATACACATTTAAACACATCATCTGCATCTTCTAGTCAAATTTTGAGTTGGAATGGTAGTGATTATGCATGGGTTGCCGATCAAACAGGTAGTGGATCTGGATTAGCATCAAGGACTACAGGTGCTGCAACAGCATCTAGTCTTGCTAATGATGCATCTGCAAATCTTACAATCACAGCAGCAAAAACATATGCATTACATAAAATTCAAACCTCACATGCTGCATGGGTAACTTTGTATACAGATACAACTTCTAGAACACAGGATGCAAGTAGAACTGATTCTACTGACCCAGTAGCAGGTTCTGGTGTTATTGCTGAGGTTATTACATCTGATGGTGCTACTCAAAAAATTACACCAGCTGCTATGGGTTACAATGATGATGGTACTCCGTCAACTAATGCATATGTAAAGGTAGTTAATAAGAGTGGTAGCACAGCAAACCTCACTGTAACATTACACTTCGTATCATTGGAGGCTTAAATGGCAGATCCTATTTACGTGGTCACCCTCAAAAATAGAGATGATCTAGATGGATTCTATGCTGATATGAAATCAGATGGATATCAAATTAGTTTGAAGCGTCCTATTAGTAGAAATACTCACTATCATATGACTGATCTTCAAGCACAAAATTTGCGTGGAGACTCTAGAGTATTAGCTGTAGAAAAAAGAGCAGAAGACGTAGGAATTATTAGAAAACCGTGTGGACTACAAAATAATACATTACATGTTCATTCTGGTAACTTTAGAAAACAAGGTACTTTTTTAGCAGCTGATCTTGATTGGGGTAAGTTACATTCTGCTGGAACTGATGCTCAAAGACAGAAAGGTGTATGGGGTTATGGATATCCAGGCAATGGTTCTTCAATTGTAACTGACAACCTAGAAATTTTTAATGATGGTAGACATGTTGATGTAGTTATTTGTGATGATACGGTTGCTTTTGATTGTGCTGAGTGGGATAGCTCAACAGTCAATCCTGGTCAAACAAGATTTGTACAATACCAATGGTACACTCAGTTGAATAGTTATGTTAATAGTATAGATGATGATAGTATAACTCTTCCAACAGGTTCATATCCAAATTATGTTGATAATGGTGTCAACACATCCTATCATGGTACACATTGTGCAGGAACTATTGCAGGACAACATTATGGATGGGCTCCTGAAGCAAACATTTATGCACTTCAAGTATTGAGTGGACATAGTGGAACCGCAGCAGTTCCACAACAACTTGAGTTTGATTACTTAAGAGCATTTCATAGATATAAAGCTATAAATTCCATAACAGGAAGAAGAAATCCTACAGTAACTAGTCATAGTTGGGGTTATGGATATGATTTTAGTAATGACTTTCCATATGGATGGTCAATAGATGATATTACATTTATTGAATACAGAGGTTCTACTTATAGTTCTGGTAGTCCTGGTCCTAGTGGTTGGTCATTGGATGGAATTGCAGCAGACTTTGGTTTTAAATATGCAAACACAGAAATTCCTAATGCTAATGCAGCAGTAATGGCAGACGTTGAAGATGCTGTAGAAGATGGTATTATTATTATTGCTGCTGCTAGTAATGATGATCTTATGATAGTTCCTCAAATTGATCCTAATACAGGAAGTACACATGTAGATTATAATAACTATGTTAACCTTGGTAGTGTGGGAGGATCATATTATTATAATAGAGGATCAGCACCAGGATGTTCTAAAGGTGCTGTATGTGTTGGTTCAGTTAGTACGTATAAAGACTTTCGTAGATCTACTTTCTCAAATTATGGACCTAGGGTTGATGTATATGCACCAGGTTCTTCAATTGTTTCTGCATATAGTTCAGCTGGAACTGCTGATTCAAAATATGGTGGTAACAATTATTTTAGAGCAATAAGTGGAACTAGTATGGCAACACCACAGGTATCTGGTATTGTTGCTTGTCATGCTGGAAACAAATGGAGGTTAAGTAGTGATGATGTTCACAATTTGGTAGAAAATCATTGTAAAGTTAATGATATGTCTACTAATATTGATACTAGATCAAAAGATCATCTTGCTTTTGTTGAAGCACCAAACTCTTCATATTATATTGTATATGCATTTACAATTGATGGATATTATTACACACAATCTCCTACTGCTCAGAATACTAAGATTAGAATGTATGTTGGAGATACAATTGAATTTTACCTTGGATATGATGGACAAGGAAATAATACAGGAGCTCTAACCAATCATCCTTTCTACATCAAGACGGTTGCAACTACAGGAAGTGGTAACTTAGTTTCTGGTACAACTGGAGCTGCTCAAGGTTCAATTAGTGGTGCAATAAAATGGACTCCAGGATCGCTAGGTACATATTATTATATTTGTGGTAATCATGGTAGTATGGTAGGTCAGATTGAAGTAATGGCTCTTCCTTCAGCTGTTGCTGATGTTTCATCACAAGTACATAATGCAAATATAGGTACACCATCTTCACCAGGAAAAAATAGATATTTACTTGGCACTAATGTAAGACCAACAACAGGTGTAATTGATGGTTGGTATGGAGATACTTTAAAAGGTCTTAGGAATACTGCTAAACCATATAATAATCGTCAGATATATCCAAGAAAAAGAACATTACATAGAGGACAACCTGGTTCTTTAAGTTATACACTTGCAGTAGGTAATTCTGGTTCAACTGATTATAGATTCACAGGTCATGATAGGAACTCTGGATACACTAGTAAGACTAATCCTAATTTATCTTTTAAGAAAGGAGATATTATAAATTTTGAGATGAATGCAAGTGGACATCCATTTTGGATTAAAACTGTTCCTAGCACTGGAACAGGTAATCAATATAATACTGGTGTAACAAACAATGGTACTGCAACTGGTGGTACTATTACATGGGATACTTCTGCTGTACCAGTAGGAACATATTATTATATCTGTCAATTACATGGTAGTATGACAGGGAGCATATTTATTACATAAATAGAACAGATTAATTTTTGATTATGGCAGAACCAAAAACTCCTCCTAAGAAAGAGGAAAAACCAAAGGGTCTTCTAGGTAAGTTAAAAGAAGCGGCGGAAGACAAAGAAGAACAGATGATGATCCTGAGTACGTTTGTACGGCTAGGCATCTTGGTCTGGAGTGGGGCGATATTAACTCTCGCCTACGTTGAGTTGCCACCAGCTCTTAAAATACCTAAACAGGATCTTGATCCGACCTTCATAGCATCAGTATTCACAGGAGTTTTGGCGACATTTGGCGTTCAAGCTGGTAAGAAAGGTGGTGCAAGTAGTGGAGGTGCAAACATCTCCAAGAAAGACATGGAGTTTCTTATTCAGAAAGCATCAGAAACTGCCCCTGCTCAAACCATTAGGATAGAGTCAGGCCCTGTCAAAATTGTCCCTGATACAAAATAATCATGTTACAAAAAATCGTAAATGGAATCGCTATTGCAAGTGGTGTTATCTCTCTCACCGTCGTTGGTCTTGGCGGGTATGTATATATTCGTAAGGATGCGATTATCGAGAACGTCAAAGGCAAAGTGATGGAATCAGTCACTGAGAAACTAGGAAGCCTTGGAAGTTTAGGTGGAGGTAGTCTAGGTTTACCATCACCTTCTACTCCAACACCTACAGATCCAATGTCATCTGTACCACTACCTTTCTAATGCTTAGGGTATGTAATGAGTGCGGTGCTACTTGGATTGATGGTCAATTATATTGGCGTGAATCTGGAAAAGAAGCCTGCCCTCATGACCTAGCAGGGTTAGTGTGTAACGTGATCGAAAATCCTGATTGTGCCAACCCATGTTTGGGTTCTACTAGTGGTGCAACATGGCAACATTATCAAAATGAACTTGATAGATACAAGGATGGTGACTAATGGACTTGCAAAGAATCACAACAGGAGTAACTGCAGCAGCAGTTGTAGGTGCTGCTGGTGGAATAAGTGGTGGTCAGATAATTGACAATATAACTGACGGGCCTTCTAAAAGAGAGGCAACACAACTAGAACAAATAAGAGAAGTAGTAGCAGAAGAAGTATATAATCAATTAAAAAATG